CAGCGGCACTGGCGGTGCAGCCTCGAACAGCGGCGACTACGGTGCAGCCTCGAACAGCGGCGACTGCGGTGCAGCCTCGAACAGCGGCACTCGCGGTGCAGCCTCGAACAGCGGCACTCGCGGTGCAGCCTCGAACAGCGGCACTCGCGGTGCAGCCTCGAACAGCGGCACTGGCGGTGCAGCCTCGAACAGCGGCTACTACGGTGCAGCCTCGAACAGCGGCACTGGCGGTGCAGCCTCGAACAGCGGCTACTACGGTGCAGCCTCGAACAGCGGCTACTACGGTGCAGCCTCGAACAGCGGCTACTACGGTGCAGCCTCGAACAGCGGCGACTACGGTGCAGCCTTCTCTACAGGTTTTGCTGGCAAGGTCATGTCTGAAAAAGATGGCTGTTCACTCCACTGCGATGAGCGTGACGATAATTACAAGATTATTTCCGCTGCGTGCGGGATCACAGGGCTAAACGGAATCAAGGCAGGCGTTTGGTACACCTGCAAGGATGGCGCGCTGGTGGAGTTGGCAGCATGACCGGCGTCGCCCAACAGCACCGCTTGGAGCAGTCTCACCGCTTCGATTGGGACGCCTACAACGCCCAGTTTGACGCGAAGATGGAATTGCTCCGCCAGTCCATTGCCGAATGCGACGCCATCGAGCGCGCAATCCATCAGGCCCACACGGACTTCATCAGCGACATGAAGGCCATCTTCGGGGGGCAAGCATGAACGCGCATCGCGAAAGTCCTTGGGGCTTCCCTCTTTTCCTCCTGTGCTGCGCCGTTTGGGCCGCAGCCTACATCATGGTGCCAGCATGAACGAAGTAACCAAGATTGAGCGGCCCGGAATTGTCGCCGCCCTCGCCAAGGCTCTGCCCGAACTGGAAAGCGCCAAGAAGAACAAGGCTAACCCCGCGTTCAAGTCCAAGTATGCCGATTTGGCGGCGATGATTGAGGCCATTGAACCCATCGCCAAGCATGGCCTCTGGTTCCGCCAGGTCACTATCGAACACGCGGACGGCGCTTGTGTGGAGACGTTCTACATCCACGACAGCGGCGAACAACTTTCGGCAGGGATCACCTTTACGCCTGCCAGCAAGCGGGACGCGCAAGGTTTCGGTTCTGCCCTCACCTACTGCCGCCGCTATGCCCTGCAAACCGCCTTTGGGCTGGCTGTAGAGGACGATGACGGCAACGCGGCCAGCAAGGCACCGCCAGCTAAACCTGAATACATCAATGACGCACAGTGGGCTGAAATCACCTCATTGATGCAGGCGACCAATGCTGATGCGAAGGGCTTCTGCACCGCGTTCAAGATTGGCAGCATCAAGGAATTGACCGTTGCCGACTTCCCGCGAGCCAAGGCCGCGCTCGAAACAAAGCTCAAGAAGATGGCCGATGCAGAGAAGGAGGCCGCATAATGGACGAACAGCGCACAGAAGCATGGTTGACCGAGCGTTGCGGCAAGGTGACTGCCAGCGCGATCTACAAGGTGATGGCTCGCACAAAGTCCGGTTACGGGGCCGACCGCGCCAACTATCACGCCCAGCTTGTTGCGGAACGCCTGACCGGGGTTCCTGGCGACAGCTTCACCAACGCAGCAATGCAGTGGGGCATTGATACCGAGGCGCAGGCCCGCGCGATGTATGGCTTGCAGATTGCAGATAGCGTTCTGGAGACTGGCTTTCACCCTCACCCGACGATTACCTACTCTGGCGCATCACCTGATGGGCTGGTTGGCGGCATCGGTCTGGTCGAGATCAAATGCCCCAACACCGCAACGCACATTGCCACGCTTCGCGGCGCTCCGATTGACCGGAAATACATGCTGCAAATGCACTGGCAAATGGCCTGCACTGGTCGGGAATGGTGCGACTTCGCCAGCTTCGATCCGCGCTTACCCGCTGAAATGCAACTGCACGTTCGCCGCGTCGAGCGGGACGATGCCCTGCTTGCCGAAATTGAAACAGAAGTGACCGCGTTCCTTGCCGAAGTGGCCGAGGCGGTTGCCGAACTTGAAGCCACCTATAGGAAGGAAGCAGCATAATGCTCAATGAAGTTAAACTGATCGGCTCGCTTGGGGCCGATCCCGAGGTCCGCAGTTTCCAGAATGGCGGCAAGGTCTGCAACCTTCGCGTTGCTACGTCCGAAAGCTGGAAAGACAAGAACAGCGGAGAGCGCAAGGAGCGCACCGAATGGCATAGCGTTGCCATCCACTCCGATGGGCTTGTCAGTGTAGCCGAGCGGTATCTGCGCAAGGGATCGAAGGTCTATCTTTCGGGCCAGCTTCGCACCCGCAAGTGGCAGGACCAGTCTGGCAATGACCGCTATTCCACCGAGGTTGTCCTGCAAGGCTTCGATGCGAAGCTAATCATGCTCGACGGGCCGCAGGGTGGAGAACGCAAGCAGTCCATGCAGGACGCCGCCCGCGACGCTTTCCCGCAGGCGCAGACGCTTGATGACGACATTCCGTTCTAAGGTTCCAAAGGGAAGGGCGGTCAGTCCAATAAACGCGCCCCACTTTTCATGCTCCGCCGCTGGTTAGCCCGCCGCCGCTTGGCAAAGCTTCTCAGGCCCGATCCTGAGTACCGCAACAGGCGCTTGGCGCAGTTCGATGCAGCCCGCCGCGAACGCTACTGGCGCAATGTGGAGGCCACTCGTGGCTAGGATAAAACCCAAGTACAACCCGACGCCCACAGCACGCGAGAAGGCGTTCCACCTGTGGTTGATGGAGAACTTCCTGTGCAGTTGCGGCTGCGGTGGCTTTAGCGAGGTTGTGCATCATGTCCTTGGCAAGCACCCGCTCAAGCGGTGGCGCAGGGATCATGAAATGGTCGTTCCCATGCGCGCGGTTTGCCACATGGCATTGCATGGCGCTGGCAGTGAGGCCGCGTTTGATCCAGCCACGGATTACCCAGCGCAAGCTGCGTATTGCCGACAGGTGGCGATGGAGGCGGGCAAGCTATGACCCACACTGTCATTCTTCGCGGCAACCGGGATTTTGCCCACCGCATAATTGATTGCGCCCCTGTTGGCAGCGTCATGAAGGTAAGCAAGCCCACACGCACGCTGGACCAGAACGCGCGCCTTTGGGCCATGCTTTCTGAGATCAGCGCCGCCAAGCCGGAAGGCCGGGAACTGACGCCAGACGTTTGGAAGTCGCTTTTCATGCACGCGCTAGACCATGCCCAGCGGTTTGAAATGGCGCTGGATGGCAAGGGAATGGTTCCGGTCGGCTTCCGGTCGAGCAAGCTGACGAAAGAGCAATTCTCAGACCTGTTTCTAGTGATCGAGGAATACGCCGCGCGAAACGGCGTCGAACTTAAGGGGGATTTATGACCACTATAGGATGGACCGCCGCCGCTCTTGTGTACGGGGCCATCTGCGCTCTCGGTGGCGCATGGTGGGCAAGCAGGGACCGCATTTGCGAGGATTTGGACTGGGAGGCGGGGGAGTGAGGTATCTCTCCGTTTGCTCGGGAATAGAAGCTGCGACCGTAGCTTGGCACCCGCTTGGATGGACGCCCGCAGCCTTCTCCGAGATCGAGGCGTTCCCGCGCGCCGTCCTTGCGCATCATTATCCCGGCGTACCGTGCCACGGGGACTTCACCACAATCGGAGCCGATGAATATGGGCCAATTGACCTTCTTGTTGGAGGAACACCCTGCCAATCGTTCAGCATCGCGGGTTTGCGCGGAGGACTGGCAGATGATCGTGGCAACCTGGCGCTCGAATATCTCCGCCTTGCTGATCGCACACGGCCAACTTGGCTGGTATGGGAGAACGTCCCCGGAGTCCTGTCCTCAAACGGAGGAAGGGATTTTGGTTCCATCCTCGGGGGCATGGCAGAACTCGGGTATGGGTTCGCCTACGCAATTCTTGACGCTCAGTGGTTCGGAGTTCCGCAGCGGCGCCGTCGCGTGTTCGTTGTCGGATATTCTGGAGACTGGCGCCCTGCCGCAGCGGTTCTTTTTGAGCGCGAAAGCCTGTCGGGGGATACTCCGCCGCGCCGAGAAGCGCGGGAAGACGTTGCCCGCAGCCTTAGAGCGCAGCCTCAGAGCAGTCACAGAGAGGACAGCGACAACTTTGTAGCGTGGCCGGCCGAAACAGCCCCGACGCTAAACGCCGCATTCGGTTCCAAGCTGGGCCTTGAGGATCAGCATATCCGGGGGGGGGCGGAATGTTCGTCCCTTGCGATGTGCCTGACGACCAAGACCCGGATCGACGCCGAAACCGAGACATTGATCCCTATGCACGGAGGCGGGTTCGATGTGGAAACCCTGCACGGCGAGGACATCGCCCGCACCTTGAGCGCGCGGCATGACGGAAGCCCCTGCGATGACCGCGGGCCTAATGTGGTGGCCTACCGCACAACCGGAAACGCAGGCTGCTACGTGACGGGCGACAAGGTTGATGCGCTTACCACTGGAACTGACCCGAACAGCCATGTGGTGGCGTTTGGCATGGACAACGGCGCCGCGCATTGTTTGCGATCCGGAGCCAGCAAAGCCGACAAGCCCGATAGCACCACTTATGTTGGCACACACTCCGCCGTTCGCCGCCTGACCCCGCGCGAGTGCGAACGCCTGCAAGGCTTCCCCGACGATTACACCGCCGTTCCCTATCGCGGAAAGCCCGCAAGCGATGGCCCACGGTACAAGGCGCTGGGCAATTCAATGGCGGTTCCTGTGATGTCCTGGATCGGCCAGCGCATTCAGCAAGTCGAGCGCATCCTTTCCGAACAGGAGCAAGCAGCATGACCACCCTGAGAGTATTTCACACCGGCAACCCCTACGAGGTGCGCAGCCGACCGTTGCCGATGGACCCCATTGAAGCCCGCGCATGGCAGATCACGCGCGAACGGCACCCCAAGTATTACCCACAGAAAGGAAACTGACATGAGCGAAGCAATCACAATCAATGGCGTTGAATACGTCCCAGCCAGCAGCAAGCCTACCGGAACCCGCGCAGTCGTCGTGGTGGACCGTGGATGGATTTTCGCAGGCGATGTTACCCGCGAAGATGGACGTATTAGGCTGTCGAACGCCCTCCATGTGTTCAAATGGGAAAGCATGGGTTTCGCCGGGATGGTTGAAAACCCGAAGAAGGCAAATGCAGACCTTCGGCCCATTGCGGACGTTGACATGCCTGCGGGTGCGGAAGTGTTCTGCGTCCCTGTTGCTGACGGATGGGGGCGCTGATGGCCCCCACTTTTAGACCTGTAGGCTACGGCTACGGCTACGGCTCCGGCTACGGCTCCGGCTACGGCTCCGGCTACGGCTACGGCTCCGGCTACGGCGACGGCTACGGCTCCGGCTACGGCTCCGGCTACGGCGACGGCTACGGCTACGGCTACGGCTACGGCTACGGCTACGGCGACGG